CATAAATTTCAGGATACTGAAATGAACGAAGCGAAATTCAGACTGACGCCCGAAAACAAAAAGGAAGTCATGCGGTCGATTTGGGACGACCTGAACGGGTGGTTTGAAAACGGCAATCTTGAAATCACGATCCGACCGCACAAATCCAAACGGAGCGTCGAACAAAACCGCCGCCTTTGGAGAATTTACGGAGAGTTGGCAGACAAAGCATGGGTAAACGGTCGCCGGTACAGCGCGGAAACGTGGCACGAGTATTGCAAAGGCGTGTTACTGGGCTTTGATATTAAAGCCATGCCTGACGGGACAGAAGTCAAAACGCCGATAAGCACGACAACGCTTAATACGGCTGAAATGACGGACTATCAAAACCGCCTGCAATCGTGGGCGGCTGGGGAATTTGGAATAATTTGGGAGTTTTGATGTACAAGAACGTGGAACAAGTCTTACGGGATGTTTATAGAATTAAAGGCGAGAGAATGGAGCCAATTAACGGCACGGCGTTAGTTTGCGCTTGGTGCGAAAGCAAAGGCGTTATGGGCGGCGGTGGGGATTTGACTCAGGCGGAAAAACATGCCCATGCTGAGATGGTTATCAGCAAAATTAAGCGCGTATTGAACCGCTACGAGTTGGCGGCGGTAGAGTGTAAATCCAGCAGCGACTTGAGCGGGATTATCGACCTGACGGCGTACATCGAAGAGCAAAACAACGGCGTGAATCTTCTGTTGTGCGACGCGATTTTATCCAACCTGTTCACGGAGCAGCCGAAGAAAACCGCCATCATGGATAAATACAACGTGTCAAACGGTCATGTTTACCGACAGTTTGAAAAAGTAGGAAAGATTTTAGCGGCGATTGAGACTTCAGCCTATCTGAAACTCTATGACGAGTTTAAACAATGTGGCATAATTTCATAACCCACATTACTACGCAAAAAGGATGAAAAATGAAGAATCTGATTCTTGCTGTTGTTGTCGCTGCCGGTTTGGCAGGTTGTGCCGGCACTAATTTCAACTGGAACAACGCCCGTCAAATCAAAGAAGGTATGAGTGAGCAGCAAGTTTTAACCCTGTTGGGTAAGCCAAACATGACAACATCTACCCCGAACGGCCTGATTTATGTATGGTCGTTTGCCAATGGATTCACTGGCACCGCCCGCTCCGTTTCTGTGATTATGAAAGATGGTGTTGTGGTTTCCGCTCCGTCTATTCCAGATAGCTATTAAACGCTTGACATAGCGGAGGAAAATGTTAGAATTATGATATAGTTTGGAAATAGCTATATAAACCGCCTTTATTGGGCGGTTTTTTGCGTTTTCAGACGACCTGAATTTCAGGTTTTCTAGCCATGCCATAACTGGCAAACGGCAAAAGGGGCGGCTTAGCCGTTGAGGAAGATGACGCGGACGCTTCCAAATAAACAGGGGGTCGCGCCCCACTCTCCTTGTTGGTCTCTGTAAAAAACGCGGAGCAAGTGAAATGCGTTTGCCCGGCCTGACGGTCGCCTGCCAAGACAGGCTGTAAAGCGGTTCTTGCACATAGCCCCTGCCGTTATCGGTATGGGGCTATCCCTTTTATGTTGCTGTGTTTACACTCCTTGCCGTCTAAATTCTGATTAGGGTTGGAATTGGGCGGCTTTCTTTTTCTGAGAGGTTCGATATGAGCGAGAAAGAAAAACGCCCTATCGGGCGTCCGACGAAGTACAGCCAAGAAATGGCTGATAAGATTTGCGGGTTGATATCAAACGGCATGAGCTTGAGGGCTATTTGCAATGTAAATGGTATGCCCGCAAGAGGAACGGTGTATCAATGGCTGAATGAAAATCTTGAATTTCAAGACCAATACACGCGCGCGCGAAGTGAGCAGGCGGATTATTTTGTCGAGGAGATTGTGGAAATCGCTGACAACGTAACAGCGGAAAGCGCAGCGGTGGCAAAGGCTAAATTACAGATAGACGCCCGCAAATGGGCAGCCTCTAAGATTGCGCCTAAGAAATATGGCGATAAGACGGAGCTTGACGTTAAATCGAGCGATGGCAGCATGACGCCGACGGTACGCCTTGACGCGGAAGAGTACAGGAAGATGGCTGAAGACGTTTTGCGGAAGATTTAGCATAAAATGCTAATCCCTAAGGCGGTCGGAATGCCATTTTTAATTAATCTTCCAAAGGAATTTAAAATAAAATGGCATTACAGCAGTTTGATGAGAAAGAATTGTTTGTTACACGCAGCCTTTGTTTTGAAAGCCTGTATGTATTTACGCGCTGGATGTTCCGTGAGCGTCGCGGTTATCAGTGGCTTCAGGCGCGACACCACGCCCTAATCTGCGATGCACTTGAACGTGTTTTCAACGGCGAGACAAAACGCCTGATTATCAATATCCCGCCGCGCTACTCTAAGACAGAGATAGCGGTTGTGAACTTCATCGCGTGGGCGATGGGGCGTGTGCCTGATTGTGAGTTTATTCATGCGAGTTATTCGGCGACACTGGCGGTCAATAACTCCGTGCAGATTCGGAACTTGGTACAGCATGAAGAGTATCGGGCAATATTCCCGAATGTGGAACTTGAAAGCGAAAGTAGCAGTCATTGGAAGACGACCGCAGGCGGTGTAATGTACGCAACAGGTGCAGGCGGTACGATTACCGGTTTCGGTGCAGGTAAGCAACGGGACGGCTTTGGCGGGTGCATCATCATTGACGACCCCCACAAAGCTGACGAAGCCCGAAGCGAGGTTAGGCGGCAAAACATCATCGACTGGTTTCAAAATACGGTCGAATCGCGGAAGAATAGCCCCGACACGCCGATTATCTTAATTATGCAGCGTCTGCACGAGAAAGATTTGGCGGGCTGGCTTCTTGACGGTGGCAATGGCGAAGAGTGGGAGCATTTATGCTTACCAGCGATTCAAGAAGACGGCACGGCGTTGTGGTCTGAGAAACACGACATTGAGACGCTGCGACGAATGGAACAAGCCGCGCCGTATGTGTTTGCTGGGCAGTATTTACAACGCCCTGCCCCGCCTGATGGTGGCACATTCAAACCTGACAATCTGCAATTTGTGAAAGCCCTGCCCGCTGGGAATATCCGATGGGTACGCGGATGGGACTTGGCGTCCACTGCGAACGACGGCGACTACACAGCAGGCGGCAGGCTTGGTGTTACGGAAGACGGGCGGTACATCATCGCCAACGTCGTGCGCGGTCAGTATGGCGCGGATGAACGGGATAGGATATTACGCAACACGGCGCAAAAAGACGGCGTGAAAACGAAAGTATCTATCCCGCAAGACCCTGGTCAGGCTGGTAAGTCGCAAACCCTGTATCTAACCCGTCAATTGGCGGGCTTTTCTGTATCTGCCAGCCCTGAATCGGGCGACAAGGTTACGCGCGCCGAACCGTTCGCCGCACAGGTCAACATCGGTAATGTGATGGTACTGGATGATGGCACATGGGATACGGACGCGCTGATTGCGGAAATGCGGATGTTCCCGAACGGACAGCATGACGACCAAATCGACTGCTTGAGCCGTGCATTTAGCGAGCTACTAGACACCCGAACAGGGATGATTGATTACCTGCGTTCGCAGGTTGAGGCAAACAAATGAGTAAAAAGACACCATTATCACAAGGCTTTATTGCCCGCGCGGTCGCTGGTGTCCGTTACGCCTTTACCGGCAATGCGGACGGGTGGTTTGACGCAGGCGAGCCTTTAGCCCCTGTTGCGCAACAGGCAGAGGGTCGGCGGTTTGATTATGAGCCGTTTTACAATGTTGGGCATTCCAAGCCGCGCGAACGTGAGGCGATAGGCTTTGCGCAGTTGCGCGCGCTTGCCGATAACTACGATGTATTGCGTTTGGTTATCGAAAAGCGCAAAGACCAAATGGAGGGCCTGAAATGGACAATCCAAAAGCGCGATATTGCGTCAACGGCAAACAACGAATCGCAGCGCAAAGACCGAAAGGTCGATGAAGCCATCGCATTTTTCCAATCGCCTGACAAAGAGCATACATGGGCTGACTGGTTGCGCATCTTGTTGGAAGACCTGTTCGTCATTGACGCACCGTGTATCTACCCGCGTAAAACACTGGGCGGCGACTTGTACGCCCTTGAAGTGATAGACGGGGCGACGATTAAGCGCGTACTGGATAACACAGGACGCCTGCCATTACCGCCTGAGACGGCATACCAGCAAATCTTGCACGGCATAGCGGCGGTTGACTACACGGCGGACGAGTTGATTTACCGTTCGCGCAATAACCGAAGCTACAAGGTTTACGGTTATTCCCCCGTCGAGCAAATCATCATGACCGTGAACATTGCCCTAAAACGGCAACTTCACGCGCTGGAATACTACACGGCAGGCAGCGTCCCCGACGCTTTGGTCGGCGTGCCTGAAGCGTGGTCGGCTGACGAAATTCGGCGGTTCCAAGAGTATTGGGATTTACTGTTGTCGGGTGA